TTTCCGAGAACTGGAAAGTCATTACTTCGGAGAGTTGCTCGTTTACTGTCTGAGCTTGACTGTTTTCATTTGTTTTCATTTTCTTGGTGTTTTTGTCGTGTGGCAAATAAAAAAACGGCCTACCACTACCCGTTGACAAGTCTTCACCAAGAAGGCTGAATACGCCATTACAACGTATTCACGGGGTTAGTAAGCCGCATATTGTGGTACAACTGGGCATAAAAAATGCCCAACGCAACGTACGGGCAGTGAACTACCCTCTTGGTATTTAGAAAACTTGTCGTTGCAAAACTACACAATATTTTTTATAAACCACACGCCTGGGGTTATTTTTTTTATTTTTTTTATTAAATCCGCTCGCGCTTCACAGCGAAAGCGGATTATCAGGTATTATTAAAATGAAATTAGTCAAATAATTTTAATTGGTTAGGATCATCTTCCGGCTTTTCATTTTCGGCTTCAATTTCATTCATGTATCGCCAAAATGTGCGTTCAGATATTCCCGTTACCGGCTTTATTTTGTTGCGATAAATTGCCAATTTACACCTATCCTGCCTACCAGGCTCGTAGTCGGCTCTCAGCATTCCTTTCACTCGTTCCGCGCTCAGATGTGTACTTTTATGCTTTTTTCGCTTTGCCATTTAATCGGTATTTAATTGGTATTTAAAAATTACAAGAATCCGTCGCGGATTGCTTTATCCTCTCTCGTTATCGGCACTCTATCAATTATCATCTCGTATATTTCATCCCAGTGCGGAAGTGGTTTAAGTAAACCCCTATCATCTATTACCATATCGTGAAATACTTTTCGAGTGTCAACACCTCCATATTCAGCTATATTAGCAGGACAACCATTATTATAACTATCGAATAAAACTCCATTTTCACCAAGAAACTGAGCAGCTTCTGCAAGTTTTTTACCATTTCTATTTGTCCATAGAATTAAATAATAACCATCCTTTTTTAGTTTCAGTAGATTCTCTTTTGCTCCTGGTTTAAAATCCCCAATTTCGGGGAAACGGTCTTCTACAATTGTTCCATCAAAATCTATTGCTAAAATCACTCCCATACATTTATTTTTTAAGTTCTCTTTTAAGTTCTGATAGCTCCCTAGCCACCGTTAAGTAATTTATTCGATATATTTCTCTTTCGTTGCACACACGTTCAATCATATCATTTGCAGCCACAAGGTCGGTTGCAAACTTCCCTTCTGAGTCTCTGTTTCGTTCCGACTCTATTCGTCGAACCTTGACAGTCTCTGTGAAATTGATTGATAATTGATCGTTCATACAAATAATTACTTAAACCTGTCTCGAAAATGCTGCAATCCATCTTCATTGTCCCCTTCCAAGGGGACGAGCGTAGCGGAGGGGTTCTCTTCAGTCTTCAATTCATTAAACCTTTCTGCTATCCACACATTCAATTTCTCCACAGTCTTATTACTAACTAGGCAATGCCTTTTAAACTTACCGTAGTCAATAATCGACTTTTCAACTACGCCACCACGTTCTGAAAATGTAAGAAAACAAACACGGTATTCTTTCAAATCAATGCCACTTGTGCGCGTATCTCGGTATGTTTTACCGATACTTATCCATGTACCGGTGGGATTAGCAGGTGAAATTATTGAAGCGTCAAACACATTCGACCAATTCAGAAACTTCCACTCAGGTGGAACTACTAATGCCTCAAAAAACGCCTTACAGATTTCGCTCAGCTCATTCGCTGTGCGTGGGGTTCGCTGCCCCCATGTTCCTTTAGCTTTTGCAATTTCGGCCATATCTGAAACTTGTAAAATGAATACAGGCCATTGGCTCTTTCAAATCGTATTTTCCTTTTTCAAACCAATCGCGAAAGTCAACTTGTGATAATCCGTCATTTTCAGCAGTCTGATAAAAAGGAAAGTCTCGAAACATTTCATCCTCACATCGTATTGCCATTCCGCAAAAAGGCATATCAAAATCCGATTCATAAATAGCCTCCTGAAGTCCAATACCGCTATCTTTATCTAATTGCGCAAACTCTATAGGCTTACTTCCATCTCGCTGATAGTTGTAGGGTGATCCGCTCCAATATCGTAATGAAAGTATCGCTCTACCTTCCTGAACCTCTTTAATTCGTTTTTGCCATAGTGTAAGGTTTCCACGGAAAGTATGAATCTTTGAGTCTAAATCGATAAGCAAGTAGTCAGGCATTTCTACAAGCAGATTAAGTGCTAACTGTATCTTTTCGACAAAATATGTGGGTTGTCCCTTCCTGGGGTGATAGGCCGGATAAGTACGGCTTATCATTGCCACGTATGTTTTGAGTTTATTTGTCATGTGTGTTATTTTAAAATAATTCTAACTGTGTTTCTACCCACTTAACTAACCTACTTTTATGTGGACCAATTCCGCTCATTAAATCTCCTCTAAGCGGTGGTCTATCCGGGTGTTCCAAATAAGTATCTTGTCTAAAAGTTTTAGTTATGTATAAAAGATTATCTTCGCCAATAATCAATAACTCTTTTTCTTCATCTAACCACCCAAGTTTAGCATCATATTGGTTTAAATCGCACCGGAATATACCTTTCCGTGGGTGATCCCATAATACAAGTCCGTGCAGTAATTCCATATCATGTAAATTGATAAGTTTTATTATTTCCAGTTCCAAATTTTTGCGGCTTGATAACCGTTTTAAAAGGAAAGTCTGATTTTTCAATTTTGTCTAAAGCCTCTTTTATCGGAGTGGCATTGGTAAAGAACTTTCGTTCCTCGTTTTCGTATCGAATTCGCACCACATATCGTCCATCTCCAAACTTTGTTTTCACGTCCGTGGCAAAATCTAATACTTCAATTTCGCAATTCGTCACGTCGGTAATTGATATTTGTTGCACCTGGAATATATTTTTATCTTCATTAAGCTTTATCCCCAGGTCAGAAAATTTTTTCATCCTTCAGTATCGTTTTTAGTAAGTGTTTCGAATCGCAATGTTTTGCCCATCCCATGTGAGATGCAATTGCCATTCTATACGCTTTCGGTTCTAAGTTTTTTTTATTGAGTTTTGCCACTTTTCGGCAAAACCTAACTTTAATTGTTTTCCGCATTAATGTATGCGTATGGTAGAACTTATATCCTACAAAGTCAATCCCGCGAGCTGCGACAGGGAACACCTGATAGTTGCCTTTTAGTTGTAGGTTTAATCTATTCGTCAGATAGTCGTTTATATCAACTAGTAATCCATGCAAATAGGGTTTATCCGGTGCGAGTATCACTATATCATCCGCGTACCGGTAGTAATACTTAACCCGCTTATCTTCTTTCATCCAGTGGTCAAAATAGGTAAGGTATAAATTCGCCAGGAACTGAGAGAGATAATTTCCAATTGGAACTCCGGGAGCCGAATCAATTATTTCATCAAGTAGTTTCAAAAGTCGAACGTCCTTTATTTTCTTTCGAATAATCACCTTCAGAATGTCGTGGTCAACGCTTGGGTAAAACTTCTTTACGTCCATTTTTAAGCAATATTGGGTATTTTCAATATCCTTTAAATCGCGTTTCAAATGCACTAAAACACCATTTATTCCACGGCCTTTAATACAGGCGTATGTATGCGAAATAAAAGTTGACACCCATATTTCACCCACTACGTTCATAATGGCATGGTGAACGACTCGATCACGGAACGGTAAGCGGTACACGTCGCGTTCCTTGGGGTCGTAAATCTTGAAAACACTGTATTCCGAAGTACAGTAGCATCCGCTTATTAATTCGGCTTGTATCGTCTCCATATTGCTTTCAAAATTCTTATCAAATAGCACAACTCCATATGATTTAGCTTTACCTTGTTTTGCTTTTAGATATGCCTCGTACAAATTTGCAGTACTGCAAATTGTATCGTATAAGTTTCCTATTCTTTTCATCGCTTTGCTTTTCTTATTAGAGTTTTCAGTTTCCCTACTAACACCTTTCGAGTTTGTTGTTTTTTGGCAAGTGCCAAGGTCTCTGTCTTTGTAATATCTTTTTAGCATAGGTGGGAGCTGTTCCCTGCATTCGCATTCGAGTAATTGTAATTCGTATCGTTGAACACAAAAGCCCTGGAGGACAACCCACAAAGACAAACAACCTTAATTCTCTATTTTTGCAAAATTGCAGCGTAAATATCTAAGAACTGTTTTCCTGCATATGTTGCCAACTCGTCGCTCTTAAAGCAAAGGCGGGAGCCGTTCCCCGCAGCCGCACCCGAGTAACCGTAACGCGTATCGCAGAACACAAAAGCCCCGGAGGAAAACCCACGAAACCAAGGAAGCCACTTCTCTTGATCAGAGTTACTCCAATCTGCTTTCCATCCTTCGTTCAATGCCTCTGCAATTACAACAGCTTTATATTGCGCCTCAAAGTACTCGCGCAAATCTTCCGGTAAATTTGAAAAATCAGGTTTTTCCGGACGGCCTGTTTCTTTTACTGCATCTTCGTAAGTTTTAATTCTTACTGTAACTATTTCAGTTACTACTTTTTCATTTTCCATGAGTGTTGTTTTTATGCCTTACGGCGATTATAATTTAATTAAAACATAAATCCTTTGTAAATATCAGTGAACTGTTTTCCTGCATATGTTGCCAACTCGTCGCTCTTAAAGCAAAGGCGGGAGCCGTCCCCCGCACTCGCATACGAGTAATAGTAATCCGTATCGTAGAACACAAAAGCCCCGGAGGACAACTTGAAGTATGGCTGCCATTTTGACTCACTAGTATTAGTCCAGTCAGGAACCCATCCCTCATTAAGAGCTTTTCCAATGGTTTTTAATTTACGGTAATTGATTTCGTCATCAGTAAAACCAATTGCCTTAAGAGCCTTTTCGTCTAGTGGCATTTCGCCAATTTCTGCACACGCATCTTCGTATGTTTTGATACGGTCGGTTATTTTCATTGAGAAAAACTCTTTTCCGAAAGTATCTTCAAGTGTCGCCTTGAATTCCGATGTTGCATTTTCATACAACCTCCGGGCGTTTTGTTCTGTTATTTGTAATTGTTTCATTTGTTTATTGTTATTATTTATCTTCCCAAACTCCTTTATTTAAACTACACATCCATTGGCCTACAGGCTCAACCAAATCGTAGATGTGTTTTGCTTCAAAGTTCTGACTAAACATATTTTTATAGGCGGTCAGTGTTATTTTCAAATCATCCTTTTTCAATACATAATTGTCAAGAACTAAAAGCATGCAAGAAAAGCCCATCACCTTTTTTAATTCCTCTTCACGAATTTTATTTTCATGTAGTTCATTAGCCTGTTGGCGATAGGCTTTTCTTTGTAAATCTTTAAGCGACGGCATCGTACAAGTATAAATCCAAAATCGCAGTTTCTGTAATAGAAGCAACTTCAAAGTCGGCCATTGTGCCTTTCATACCTTCATGCAAACCATCCCAAGCCTCTTTAATGTCGTTAGCTTGCACCAACATCGTTACACCTGTACGTTTTTCAATGTCCTTTTCTTCATCAAGTGAGATAAAGAATACTTTTGCTTTGTACCACTTGTCTCCATTTATATTAGCAAAAATTTCATTGATTTTCTTTCGAAGAACTTTTTCAACTTTAAATTCACCAGAAATAAAAGGCTTCATTTCTTCAATAATCCGATTTTCAGCTTCCGCATGACTTAAAGCATCAATCAAATAATGCTCTTTTACCTTTACAATTTTACCCTCTTCAGCTGTCTTTTCGTAGCCAATGACTGTTTCAAACCAATTCTGCATAATTCTTTGTTTTTGTGTTCCGTGTGTGGAACTGATTAATAATTATTTAAGCTTTTGTTGCTGATAAAGGCAACTGTTTATATCCAAATTCATCTTTTTTAAAGACTTTCACCGACACGCTGCTCATTTCCTTATAAAGTGATTTTTTCACTGCCTCAGCGGCGGAATTGAGCAATGGAACATTGTATTCCTCTGCCGCATTTACAAACGTCCATAGGTTCTCAGCCGAGTAAGTTCCTCCTCTCGATTTACCGAGCAGATTTTCAATCATGGAAGACATCATTTTAGATTTTTCATTCTCTTCTGCTATTTCCAAAAGCCATTGCTTTGCAAACTCTACACCGGCATGTATTCCGTCATCATACTTGAATGTTTCATTGTAATCAATCACCGATTTTCCCGAACCACTTTTTGTTTTGAAAGTGAAAGACCGTTGTTTTTCAGCGGCTTTTCCAAGGTCTGTTTTCATTTTCATAAGCGGTTCAAATCTCCTGATCCACTTTTGTTTGAAATTTACAATTGCAAGAGATAATGTTTCAGCCTCCTCCATCATTTCAATCACGGCATCATTTTCTAAATCAGCTAATGCTGCACGGTCAGCTATGCGCTGTTCAATTTCCTTTTTTTCTTTTTCGATAAGTTGAGCATGTAGCTCTTTGATTTGATCAGGCGTTAAGTCCTGAATGTTTACTGTTGTTTCCATTTTAAAGTATATAATTGATTATTAATTTATAAATTCCATATCCAAAAATTAAAGCACCTGTGAGCAATACGCTGGCTACAGTTATCGGGTTGTATTTTCGGTCGTCCACCAGTTCGTCGGTAATAGTGTCCGTCACATCTTTATATATTCTTCCGGAGCAGCATAAATTATCAGGAGCCTGACAAAAGTCAATTTTAAAATCACACCCCTTACAAGTTCCATATTCTTCCGGCACCATAGCCCGGTAAACTTTGTCTTTATGCTTGAAGTACCCTCCGGTACTTGGATTAATACGTTTCATCTTCCTCCTCCTCAAGTCTTTTGAGTTCTGAAAATTTCTGATCGTATTCAGGATCATCAATTTCATGCGTTTCGAGCCATTCCGTTACTTCGTCAATCTGTTGTTGTAATGACTGTGCTTCCATAACATTAGCTAATTCGTCAATTTGTGCTTGTTTTGAGTCCATTCTATTTAATTTTGAGTTATGTTAATTCATTGCGGCCAATGCCTTTACATCGTTTACAATTATTTGTTTTGCCAACATGGCATCATTTTTACTTTTCTTGAATTGATTGTAAATGCCTTGTAACCGTTTTTTAGAGATGTTATTGAAGTTGTCAATATTTGTAGCAGCGCAAACAATACCCTCTGCATATTCATTGCTGTAATTGGCTCCCATTACTTTACCGTAAGCCTTTACACAGGTGCGCACCCAATCACGCCATTTTTCCAATTCTGCTTTTTCCGGATCAACCATTTTTTCAAGAAACTCGCATACTTGAATTAGTTGATCAACATTCAAATCCTTTGAACTTGTTACCTTCCAATTTGCTAATAGAACTAACTTGTCATCATCGCTAATCTTTGCATCACGAACAAGCACGTGATACTTCTTAATAAATCCGTTTTTTCGCTTGTCAATTGCATTCAGTGTTGTTTTCATATCCGTTGTGTTTATTATATGTTACACTTTCAATCCCCAATAAGCATCTGCCAGCTCCTCATTAATCACTATTGGAGCACCACCGCCATATCGGCTAGTTGGGAAAATTTTAAAACCCTCAACTCGTAGTATTATAGCTGCATCTTTATAAATTCGTTTTGCCACACTTCCTTCGGGGTTTTTACCATCTACGTGCGAAACGTAAATGAATGTTTTGTTGGGGAACGACCATTTAAGCTCCTTATAAGTTTTGAAATCAAGTTCACCAAATTGGATAGAATCAAAAATGATTACATCGGGTGATTTATGTTTCGATAGTCGTTCTTTTAGTTCCTCAGGGCTTTCCTTATCCAGCAGTATCACTTTACTTGCTACATCGGACATCCCTACGCGCTCCATTGCTTTTTTTATTGTCAAACTCAACCCCTCCTCAATCGAATCATAAGCACATCTTGTAAATCCGGCTAAGTATTTTGTTGCCATCATTGCCGTACTTGTTTTTCCATTCTTTGGAGGTCCGAGTATTATCCACGTACAGCCTTTTTCAGGGCATCCAACAGCCTCACGCCATTGTCCTTTAAATTCATACGTTTTAAACTTTGCATCCGTTACGTTCGCTACACTGTAAGCTCTCCGCATATCACTCCGCCGTTGTCAGTTTTGTGTAAATTCGTCGGAGACTTGGTCGGCCATCTTCACCCATTGTTTGCCTCAATAACTTATTAATGTCTGTATCTTCCGAACAATTAGCCTTTATAATCATAGCTGCTGTTGCATTCATAAGCTTTTCGCTGTCTTCCTTGCCTGTCGGTACTACTTTGCCGTATTTCTTTCCAAATCGGCTGAAAAGTTCAGTATAACCAACCTTCTTGTGGTCAATGGCGCGTCTCATTTTCTCCTGTAGTCCGTCCGCTCCTAGCATGTAGTATCCGCAGGTGTGTTCGGTTGCGTTCCAGAGTGCTTTTATTTCGAGGAATGCATCATACTGTAGGTCTCCTGCTTCGTCCAAAATAACTAATGGATTGGGCAATGTTTTTAGATAAAATACCAAATCCTCATACACATCAGCATATTTGCCCGTGTGACCAACCCCGAACTCTTTGGCAATATGGCGAACCATTTTTTGTTTACTTTTTACCTGTGAGCAATCGCAGTAAATTGCGTTCTTGTGAGTTTTTGCATAATGAACAGCTGCAACCGTTTTTCCAATATCCGATAAATCACAAAGCAGTGAGCTAATACCCTCTTTTTGGCAAATTTCTAATTGCATGGTAATAAATTCAAACACAGGCGTTTTTGCAATTTTCCAAGCTGGTGTATTATTTATGCTCACACCCTGTCTACGTGCCAACGAAATCCAAACTGCATCGCTCAACACCTTAGTGGTGTCACCGTTTTTAATTCGGTTATATTGCGCTCCGTTAATGCCTAAACTAATGGCAAACTTCGAATCCGATCCGTCAAACAACTGGCGACTTGCCGCCAAACTTTCAACTATTGCTTTTTTTAATTCTTCTGTTATCATATTCATGGTGTTTTAAATCGTTTTATAATGATTCTCTCGCAAATTTGCTCCAATCTTCAACCGTCAAATCTTCGTCTCCGTCATATCCTTTAGGCTGTAGTGTTTCCATTATTTCAACTTCCTCATACACTTTTTCGGGAGTTGCTTTGTAGCTTCCAATTTTCGGAATTTCCGCTTTTTCATCTTTCACAAACTTGTCGAACTTTGCAAGTCGTTTGTTTTGCTCAAGCATATTAACCTCATCCTTTTCCGTCCGCTCAATAGCACATTCGTTGTAGCTGGTCAGCGATCTGTTTATCGCTTCGCCTATGAAAGTGTCACCTTGCCACAGATAAACCTCGTTGATTGATCCTTCCTCGTTTGGAAGCCAGTAAGCAGTTACGGTTCTATCGTTCGATTTCAGTTTTTTCAGATTTTTGAAGTCTTTTAGCTCAAATTGTTCGTTCGATACCGGGCAAAAATCATTGTGATAGATTGATGTTTGTGTTTCGTTGCCTATAAACTTGTAAAGGTGCCAGTGCTCTATCGGCTGTAAATTCGGGTTAACCTGCGTAATTAAAACCTGCTTCCTGGTCATTCCAGGATAAGTCTTTTGCAATGGGTGAAGCTCGTTATTGTGCTTTTCAATGTCGTCCAAGTCATCACGTACAATTGTTTGAGGTTGGTACATCGGTTCTACAAAATCGCCATCCTCTTTGTGTCGTATGGCTTTCCATGCTTCATTTTTGCTAAACCAACGCCCCCGAGTGTGTCCTGCATCCTTAGCAGCTCCGTACTTCAATGCCTTAATGGCGTGTTCGGCTCGTTTTTCCGTAGGGGAGTTACAGAACCGAACAAATGGGAACGCTTTGTCAAGCCAGTCGATATGCTTCATCAGTGCGTATTCAACTTCAAGTTCTCCAGGCATCGGCAATCCCAATTCGTCAAGCTCGCAAAACATATTCCTGAAAGTATTGTGAATGGTCCTTACCGTAGGTTTTCCAAGTACATAGTCCGGTCGGAACCAATAACCGCTCACCACATCCACCGCCATATATTTGTAAATCCAACCCCTGTTAGATTTGCGACTCATGGCCACGTCATCCATCGAAATTTTACTGAGAGAGAAACGACCCGGTGTGCGATGTTTTTTCGGCCTTACCTTATCCATATAGTCAAAGTTTCCATTTCTGTCGGAGTACACAGCTGTGTTGTTTACAACATCCTTCAGATAGCTCCATATAGTCGCCACGCTCACCTCCATTGCACGTCCTTTGTGCATAAAATCCTGAGGTCTGAAAATCTCACCGGTGCTTTTGTCAAATAGCTCTTTGCTGCCTGATACGAATTCGAGATATAATTCATGTACCCGAAGTACGAATGGCTTGTCGTTTGTCCGCCAAAGTGCTAGGAATAACTTTTCAGCAGAAACCGATACTTTACGAGCCGCATCATTGCCGACATTCTTATGAATAAGCACTTCATAACCGCCGTTTAAATACTCTTTAAATGCCCTTTCAAG